CAATAACCCTGTAAAGGTTGTGCGCTATGGCTTGTGATTGCTTCGAGATTAAGGCTACGGCGATATCCGCTCCGTTGCAGATAAGGGCAACCGCCATTTGCGAGCGTGAGCAGAACTGGGCGCCCGCCTTCGATGCAGATGGCGCAGAGCTCTACGATGTAGAGGGTAAAAGAGTATGGGCGAAGAAAGTTGAAATAAAAACAAAATAACTATGGCAAAAGTTAATCTAAAACATTCAGGAGCGGTCATCGACCAGCAGATAGACAGAGTTATAGATGGCTCGGTGGTTGTGGAGAATACACTATCGGCACTTGATGAGAATAGTAATAAGCCTGTGAGTGGTAAGGGTGTTGCCGAGGCAATCAATGCGGCATCGAATAACCTCAAGGCGCGAGGCTATATCTATATGGGTGTGGCAACGCCGACTACGACACCCGATGTGTCGGGTGGCAAAGTGTTCTACCTCGCAGCACAGGCGGGCTCATATCCCAACTTCGACACCACTATCGCTTCAGATATGCTCACATCGTTGGCGTGGAACGGCGAGAGGTGGATTGCGGTACGCATCGCAGACCTTGTAACACCTGCCGAGGTGGAGAAAGCAATCCTCGACAACACTGCTTCGGAGGTTACGGCTGACGGTGTTACGCCTGTAAGTGGCAAGGCGGTGTATGATGCGTTAGCCCCTACATCGGAGCTCGCAGAGAAGAACAAGGAGGATATTGGTGCTATCCTTTCGTCATTCGGCGAGCAGGACTTTATGTATGGTGTAGAGTGGGATACCACAAATCCAGCAACGGCAATGGTGCGAATAGGCAACTCTGAGTTGCATCGCACACTACCTATTCATAATATGATGCGTGGTTGTCTGCTCGATGACGACGGCAATGTTTTGGAGTACCTACCGCGTAAGTCGTGGGTAGGACAAACACTCGATGGCTCGAAGGGTCAAGTGATGGTTGAGATACCCGAACATTATCGTTATTTTGAAGAGGAAGGTACTATCCGTAGATGCAAGCTCTCGCTATACGCCTTGCCTAACTACCACAAAGTGCCCAAGATGTATATCTCGGCATACGAAGCAACGGTTCAGCGCAGCACAACCAAACTCTGTTCGGTAGTGAACACCGATGCAGACTACCGAGGCGGTAACAACAACTCGGCGTGGGACGGAACATACCGCACCTTGCTTGGTCGCCCCGCTACGGTTATTAGCCGCACGAACTTTCGCAACTACGCCCGCAAGCGTAAGAGCAGTACAACCGAGTGGAACTGCCAAGACTACAACGCATACAAGGCTGTATTTTGGCTCTACTATGTTGAGTATGCCAACCGTAATTGTCAGCTCGCTTTCAACGCAGAGAAGGACGCAAACGGTTACGCACAGGGCGGCTTGGGTAACGGTATAACCACTGTCAGCGGAACGGCTTGGCGCGAATACAACGGCTACTATCCGTTTGCGCCTTGCGGACACACAGACGAACTCGGCAACGGTTCGGGCGAGGTTGCATACGAGGCGTTAAAGGAGGACGGCTCGGTGTGGGCTACGGTATATGCCAACCGTTATCGTGGCATTGAGAACCCTTTCGGACACATTTGGAAGTGGACGGACGGTATAAACATCAAAATCAGCCCTACCGAGGAGAACGGCGGCGATAACACCTCAAAGGTCTTTGTTGCTGACAACCCTGCCAACTACAATGATACAGGCTATGACGGTTATGCAGTACAGGGCTTGGAGGCTCGCACAGAGGGTTATGTGCGCCAACTCGTATTTGGCGAGCAGGGCGATATTATGCCAGCAGTAGCGGGCGGCAGCTCGACTACCTATTGGGCTGACTACCACTATACCAACATACCTACGAGCGAGGCTTTGCGTGGTGTCCTGTTCGGCGGTAATGCGTCTAACGGTGCGTCTGCGGGCTTCGGTTTTGCGTACTCGTTTTACGCCCCCTCGGCTGCGGATGCGCCTATCGGCTCTCGCCTTTGCTTTATCCCTGCAAAAGAATAAAATATTTAATGTATCTATAATAACATTATGAAAGCGATATACGATAATAAGCCCTCGAAGTTTGAGGCAGTAGGCAATGGCAGTTACTTCTATCGTTGGGGCATTAAAGAGATTGAGATAACTGCCGATATACCTGATACAAAGCCTCGTGTACAGTATGAGTGTAACGAGGTGATTGTGTGGGCTACGGTAACAGCCAACAAGATAACACGCGCAGTTATCTCCGAATTATGGGATAGCGACTATGAGCAGAAGCTCATAAACGAGTACAATTCGGCAGTGATGGGCATCCTCGATAACGAGGTTGCCGAGGCTAAGATTGAGGCGTATAAATCATTCCTTGCCGAGCGCAACGCTGTCAAGGAGATGGTTGATGCTGACTGCAAGGAGTTAGGTACTCATTAAGATGAAAGAGACGATACATAAGGCTTTCGGGTGGTTGCTTGTTAGCAACCGCCCAGCCCACCTCCTTTGTGTGGGAGTGATGTCGTTGCTCCTCGGTTGGAGTGCGGGCATCGCTGCTATCGTGGCGTTAGAGTATAAAGATGTGCAGCGTGGCGGTTTGGCGTGTTGGGATTGGCTCGACTGCCTCGCAGGGCTAATCGGTTGTCTAATTGGCGGAGGCGTACACTTCGCATTAACGAAACATTTGTAATATGTTTGACTTAATTCAAAGTGGCGACTTTCACGCACTTGGTGAGTATGTCGTAATTCGAGTGAGCATCACGATGGTGTGCTGGCTGTTTATGGTGTTGGCTACCTTGGTGGACTTTTGGAGTGGTGTTACGACAGCAAAAGCACTTAAAGAGCCGCTTATGTCTCACGGATTTAGGCGCACCATCACCAAGATAAGCGACTATTGGCGTGTGCTTTTGTTCGCACTTATGTTTGACATTCTCGGAGCGTTTCTCTCGTTCTATTACTTGCCCTTCCTCTCGATGCTATGTACTTTGGCAATAGTGATTATCGAGGCGAGAAGCGTCGTGGAGAATAGCAACCGTAGGCGAAGCCACGCAGCAGAAGTGCCAAGCGTGGTATCTGATATTGTGGGTGCGCTGACCAAAGAAGATGCGATGAAGGCAGCAGAGCGCATTATTGCGCTGTATGAACAATCTAAAAAGCATTAAGAGTATGGCACATTTAGAGAAGCTAAAGCCGTTTATCCTTAAATGGGAAGGCGGTTTTGTAGATGACCCATACGACCGAGGCGGTGCAACCAACAAGGGCATCACCATCGGCACTTTCCGCACTTTTTACGGCAAGAACGCCACTGTGGAGCAGTTGAAGAACATCACCGACAGGCAGTGGGATAAAATCTTTGAGGCTGGGTATTGGCGACCATTTAAGGCGGACCAGATCCGCAACCAGTCAATCGCCAATATCTGCGTAGATTGGGCGTGGGCAAGCGGTGCAGTAACAGCTATCAAACAGGTGCAGCGAGTGCTTGGAGTGCAAGTTGATGGCATCGTGGGTGAAATCACCCTCGGTGCTATAAACCGTTACCCCTCGCAGATGATTTTGTTTGAAAAAATTAAAGATGCGAGGTTGGCGTTCATCAACGCCATTGTTCGCAACAACCCCTCGCAGGTGCGCTTCTTGCGTGGGTGGGCTAACCGTATCAACGATATTAAGTTTGAGGAGTAGGCTATGAAGTGGCGAGATTTATGGTATTTCGTGGCGTTAGTGGCGCTTGTGTGCCTCTGTATGTCGGTGGTGGCGTGTTGCCCTTGTCGTAAGCTCGGCGAGAGCGTGGAGAGCATCGAGCGAGATAGCACCTATGTTGTGCGCCACGACACGGTGCATATCGTGGAGCGTGAAACAATCGCTCTGCGCCCTTTGTTGCCATCGCACGACCACATCATTACAAGAGAGCAATACTCGCGCTTAGGCAACGCCTATTGCACCTCCACGGCTGAGATTGACACCGAAGGGCTATTACGCCACTCGCTCGACACCAAGGATAGTGCGCTGATGCCTGTGTGCGTTCAGCGTGTTGAGCACATCGTCCGTGATACGGTGGTGCGCTGGCGCACGAACAACCGCACCGAGGTGAAGGTTAAGCAGGTGGTGCGAAGTGCGTGGTATGACCGCTTTATCCGTGTGGCGTGCGTAGGTTTGCTGGCGGTAGTGCTGATACAGAATAGGAAGTGGATTGGGAAACTCATTGGTTTATGGAGGATTTAGTCTATTTATATTGGGGCGATTGCCCGAGCGCCGCAGAGCCACCTAACCAGTCCCCACCGACTGCGGGTGCAAGTGCGACACACGGCAACGATTAGACTCTGCAGCGAAGTGCTTGCACCTTTAGGTGGGAGTACAACAATGACAAAGCATAGAGTAAAGGACGATATACCAATAAGAGTTATCAATGAGCATAATGCAGTACACTCAATAGATAATGAGTTACGCAACCTATATGGCGAGGTGTACAACGCCATAAGCAGAGCCTACATCTATAGGCTCATTGCTGAGAGAACTGGGTACTGCGAGAAGCAGATTGCCTACATTCTCAACCATACCAAGAAGTTGGAAAAGCCGACATCTTGACTGCAAAGAGCGAGGGTAACACCTCGCTTTTTTTGTTTAGGAAGATAACTTCCCGATGATGTTTGCACCCTTTCTTGCACCCTTTCTTGCACCCTTACGCCTTATGTTGCAAGCTCCCCATTATTATATATACTCCAAAGCGTGACAAATTGTAACGGTTTGATTCCCTAAACGAGTATTTTTTTCTCGTTTAAGTGCCAAAGGCGGTCTATTTCGAGGGTGTAATCGCGCTTAAATTGAGTTTATATATGCTTTTAGAATTGAGAACGCCACCCAAGTGTCCTGCCTCTCGGCTCGGCTGGGTGGCTTATTGTGTTTGGATGTGCCTATAAAACTACGCAAATATATAATATTTTTTGCTAATGTGCAAATATTGCACATTGCTTATGTCCAGTTCAAAGCTCACTTTCTTTTTTTTTATTAAAAAAGAATTAAAAAGAAAACAATTTGCTAATATTCAACGCATTGCTTTCTTTTCTTAAAATCCATAGCGTTTAATCCTTTTTTTTATTGCCAAGTTAAAAGCTCACTTATTTGCCCTTTATAGTTCACTTCCGTTTTTTCGGAAATGACTTCCGAAGATGCGGAAATCGTAACTCGCCATTCGTATCGCTTTTGTAGACCTTTGCATCAAGACCAATAGTGGTCGAATACTTAAACCTTTACTTTTATGGGTCATTATGTAAAAACAAACGGCGGCTACGATGTGAAAGTGCCGTCGAGTGGGCAGGTGAATCTCAACACCGTGCTCGGTGCGTTGGGCACAGCTGGGTTTGCCGGCATCAACCTTCGCAACCTTGTTGGAGGCCTCTTTAATCAGGGCGCATTCAACGGTATGGGATTGGAGGCAATCTTATCGATGCTAATTCCTATGCTTACGCAGGCGGGGTGCAACTGTCAGCCATCGTGCAGTGAGGACCACCTCGTAACTCGTTACGAGCTGGAGACAGAGAACAAGCTGGCGGCCAAGGATGCAGAGATTGCGTTGCTCAAGGCTAACACCTACAACGATCAGAAGTCGTTGGAGCTCTACAAGTATGTAGATGGCGAGCTCCGAGGCATCCGCGAGTTTATCTGCGAGCAGAAGGTGCGTAATCAGGGCAATGCCGATGCTATCCGCGAGCTCGACCAGAAGATCGACTACAAGGTAGCGTTGGAGGCAGAGCGCAGAGAGTGTGCCGACAACAGCATTGTGTCGTATGTGAACGGCACATTCGCCACAAAGTTGATTGCCGACTACACAGCAGGCACTACAACGACAGCAGCGGAGACCTACAACCCTCTTTGCTGCTGCAAGAAGTAGCGAGTCTCACACTGGGCAGAGGCTTCGGTCTCTGCCCTTCTTAAAAACGAAATCTTATGAGTAATATCGATAAATTAGCGGCAGCCCTTGCAGAGTGGGGCACGAATGTAGCGGCAAGCATCTTGCCACAGGTGCAAATCCCCGCCACCTCGACAATCGGGCGAGTTATGCAAGGCTTCTTCGGCATCGATCTCGGAAGTTACAGCATCTATAAAGAGCTCGGCTTCTTGCTTGCACCAACGATGCAGACAATGGTAAAACCGATGCTTACGAAGTATCTGTCAAGCTTCGGCGATGAGGAGGTTAAGGAGTTGGCGATGATGTATGCCGAGAGCTTCCGCAAGGAGGCACAAGCCAAAGGGCAAATCAACCTCTTTGGCGTAGAGCTTGGCGCTAACGCCTTCGAGGGGTTGCATGAAATTCTAACAAAACACCTTCAGTAGTATGGGATATTTGGATATGGTTAAGGCTAACGCCCGCAAGTTTACAGGCGACGAGTCTGTGATGTGGGCGAGTGTCGAGCAAGTGGAAGAGTTGCTCGATGTGATAAAAGATGAGCATCCAGCTGTGGTGGCTGCATTTCTGCGCCGTACTCACGAGCTGATGAACGGCAAGCACTTCGATAAGCACTACGCCAAGTGCGAGGTCGAGAAGATGTCGCACCGTGGCGAGGATGGGCGAGAGTATGACGGCGAGCACTGGTCGCTGGAGCAGACCAACGGCGTGATGCAGAAGTACCGTAATAAGTTGCCCTCGGAGGTCAACGAGTACGACTTCTATGTAGCGCTCAATGCTCACTGGCACGACACGGTATGCACCGCCAAGCGACACTTCCAAACCGAGGCAGAAGCGGAGGCATACATCATAGATGAGGCTGTCGCCGTATGGTTTCTCGACAGCGACTGGTCAGGAACAACAAAGGTGTGGACATACTTCACAGCAAAGCACGAAGCGGAGGTTTAGAGCCCCTCGGTGATATAGCGCACGACCTCGCGCTGCACTTCATCGATGCGCGAATAATCTTTACCAGCGTAACGGAAGGTAACAGAGCGGGTCTGCGATGAATGGTTTAGGCACTTGGCTACATCTTCGAGTGAGTAGCCGAGTGCTTGATGCGCAATCTCGGCAAAGGCGTGGCGAGCGTAGTAGAAAGTAACAACCGGAATGTCGAGGGCTTGACATATTGACTTAAGCCCCTTGTTCACAGAACTGCGGAAGTTGTTGACATCGGCGTAATTCTCTGCAAAGTTGAATGAGCGGTTGCCACGAGTG